TGATTAAATTATTCCATCAATTGATAAAAGAAAATCCTGATGTATGGACTGAAAAGCTTAAAGCCGATATATACCAAACTGCTAGAGATATGGTAGACTTAGAAGATAAGTTTATTGATCTTGCATTTAGTATGGGTGGTATCAGAGGTTTAAAACCAGAAGAAGTTAAACAATACATTAGGTATATAGCAGATAGAAGATTATTACAACTATCTTTAAAACCTAATTACAAAGTTAAAGAAAACCCGTTAAGTTGGTTAGACTGGGTGATCAATGGAGTTGAACATGCTAACTTCTTTGAGAATCGAGCTACTGAATATAACAAAGGTACGATAACAGGAAGCTTGTGGGGATAATGGAATATGTATTAACACTAGCATTATGTTTAAGCCTTAGTAGTAGTTGTTCACCACCTATTGTACATGAAATTAAATTTAAAGATTTATATGATTGTATACAAGGTGGTTATGAGGAATCTGTAGGTATTATGGAAACAGTAGGTAGAGAAGATACTAATAAGACAGGTGCTTCTGTACAGTTTATATGTAAAAAAATACAAACTAAGGAGAGTTAATGGCAAAATATCAGGGGAGAACTGTTAGGCTTAATAAGCCAATGCAGGGAGATGTAAAAAAGTTTAAAGTATTTGTAAAAAATGCTGCCGGCCGAGTTGTTAAAGTTAACTTCGGTCAAAAAGGAATGAAGATTAGAAAGTCTAATCCTAAAGCTAGAGCTAGTTTTAGAGCAAGACATAATTGTGCTAATCCGGGTCCTAAAACTAAAGCAAGATATTGGTCTTGCAGAAAGTGGTAACATGGCTAAGAAATATAAAAGTAAAAAGAAAAAAGGTGCTGCTGGTAAAGCATGTTGGGAAGGCTATAGAAGAGCTGGACCTAAAAAGTGCGTCAAAATGAAGGGACGATAAGGAGATGGCAAGATGTTGTTGCGAAGTACGAAGCGTAAGAAGAAGGAAGATGAATATAAGACGAAGAAAAAGAAGTCTAAGAAAAAAGTAAAAAGAAAATATAAATAAAGGAAAATAAAATGACAATAGAAAATAAAACAGAAGAAAAAATCTTTACAATTAATGATGTAGAATATAAAGAAAGTGAATTATCACAAGATACTAAAAACGATGTGATTATTCTTAACGACCTTAAACAAAAGAAATTAATGAAGACTATTGAATTAGATCAAACTACTATGCTTATTGAAAGTTATAGTAAGAGAATTGATAAAGCAATATCTGAAATTAAAAAGGATTAATAAATGTCGATAAACGATGATATATTATCTAGAGAGCTGAAACACCGTGCTCTTTTAAGTCTTTACGAAAAGAAACTAGATATTGATTTAACAAAAGTCATGTCATCCCATAAAAAACGTTTAGTTAGTTCTACTCTTAAGAACGGTGCTAAAGGAGCTAATGCTCTTAACCGTGCTTTAAGTTTAGAAACACGTAAAACTTATCGTAAAATATACAAAAGTGGAATTGCAGAACTAAAAGCCCTATCGGGTACAAGTTCTAAATTTCACAATGCTACTTTAAAACAAAGCTTAGGTAAAATTTATAGAAGTAAAGTATATACTGGGTTGAAAGTAAATGATTTAATTATAAACTCAGCAGGAACATACTCTCAGCAAATTGCATCTATTAGTTTAGCACAACAAAGAAAAATTAAAAGTGTTGTGAAAAAAGGTATGATGGATAACTTAGCAGTTAATAAGATTGCTAAGAATATTGGTGATACAACTATGTTACCTACAGCTCAATTAAGAACATTATCTAGAACTGCTATAACTGAAACATCAAGCAATATATCGAATGCAACTTATAAGTTAAATGAAGATGTAATTGATGGATATCAATATGTAGCAACTTTAGATTCAAGAACTTCTTTAATTTGTTCAAGATTAGATGGTAAAGTATTTAGATTAGATAGTAAAACAGGTATTAGACCTCCGCAGCATTTTAACTGCAGATCTACAACTGTTCCTATTGTTAAATCTTATGAAGATATTAAAAACACATCAAGTTCTAGAATAAGTAAAAGAAGATTAACAAGATTAAACACAAATAAGCGTGCTTCTTTTAGTGGTCAAGTACCAGCTAAAACAAACTTTGAAGAATTCTTAAGACAACAAGATCAAAGTTTTAAATTAGCAATACTTGGTAATAAAAGAAGAGTGGAAATATTTGATTTAGGTAAATTAAGGTTTTCACAATTTAGCACAGCACAAGGTCAATTAGTTTCTATTTCACAATTAGAATCGTTACTATTTAAATCAACTTCTGCTGTTACTAAAGTTAAACCTATTGTGTTAAAGAAAGTTAAGAAGGTTGCCGTTAAGGTTCCTACAGCTAGACCGGTTAAAGCGTTAAGTTCTTATAACAATCCGGTTGATGATATTGAAGTACAAATGTCAGAGCTTAAACCTAAAATTAACAACGCTAAATTTAAATCAAGATTATATTCTTCGATTAAAGCTGCACATGCAGATCCAAGATATGTTAAAGGATTTAGATTTAGAGGTGCACAAGAAAGTGTTGGAGTATTAAAAGTTACTGGTGATAAATTATCAGATAAAGAATCTTTTATAATTGCTGCACTTTGGGATGAGCTAGGTGATTTAGCTGAGAAATATAGAATACCAAAACTAAGAGGCTTAGAAGTAAAATCTACTTATGGTTTTGCTGCTTCAATGGGTGATGGTGTTTTAAGAGTTAATAGAAAATGGTTAAGAAATTATATTAATGATTTTGATATAGATGAATGGGAATTAAACGATTGGACTTATAAAACTACTGGTAGATTCGGTAGAAAGCCTGAGGGTTTTGATTCATTCTTTGCAAATGGTACTGATAGAGTTAGACAAACTTTTTATCATGAATTTGCCCATCATATTCACCAACAAATGGGTGTACCAAAAGCTATTGCTCGTGCTCAAGTATATAATGGTGCGTTTACTCCTGTAGTAGAAAGAAGACTTGCAGTGTTATTTGAAAAACACAGATTACACACACAAGGTAACTCTACTTATGGACAAAAGAATCCTAAAGAATGGTTTGCTGAACAGTTTTCAGCTTATGCTATGAATAAGAAGGATAACGTTCACCCTGTATTTAAAAAGTTAATTAAGGAAATTGAAGATGGCAAATATCAATAAATTTGAAAGCTGGCTTACGGCTAACAAGCCTATTACTGATGAACAATATAAAGAGTTCCAGGAATATGGTAATACAAAAATGAGTAAGCAAGAACAACATAGTTACTGGAGACTTGGTGAAGGTATTGAATTACTACGCCTAACTTCTAAGTAACAAAGAATTTATATTTTGTTTATAAGTATAAGTTCGTAATATAACAAGGGCCGTGTCCCAAGGAGAACAAATGAGTGAAGATCAATTAATAAATGAAACTAATACAGAAGAAACTAAAACTGAAACACCTAGTGTTAAAGAATTAGTGGATACTGAAGTTGCGAAAGCAATTAAGAATATAAAAAGTAATTTAGATAGTGCATATCAACAAAGAGATGCTGCCTTAGCAGAAGTCGCTTTAGCTAAAGAGGAAAAGCAAAAAGCTGAAATAACTGCTTTAGAAAAGTCAGGTAAACATCAAGAAGTTATGCAAATGAAACTTACTGAGTTAACTAGTAAACTTGAATCTTATGAACAAAAGAACACAGAATTAAGTAGAGATAATGCCGTGCGTGCTCAACTTAACTCTTTAAACTTCAAGTCTGATAAAGCTGCTAAAATGGCTTATACAGATATCGTTGGAAGTTTAAAGAAAGATGCTACAGGTAATTGGGTGCATGAAAACGGATTAAGTATTAATGATGCTGTGTCATCATATGCTAAAGACGATAATAATGCTTTCTTATTTTCTGTTAAAGCAAATGCAGGATCTGGAATTAATCCAGCTAAGCCTGCTTCAGGAAACAATCCTGTCAAATCTATAAAAGAAATGTCCACACAAGAAATGATCGATGCGGTAGCAAAAGGTCAAATTAATGTGCCGGGCGAGTGGTCTGAATAGACCCATCTTTTATAATAATAACCGTAACATTAATGTTACATTAATAATAAAAGGAAAACAAAACAATGGCTGTACAAAGTTCAAACTTTAATAACATTGCAAAAGCTATCTCTGCTTACGCGCAAGAAGAAAGAGCTGACGCTGCGTTATTAACTTCAACTGCTTTAGTTGGTTCTGATGCTAGAATCACTGATTCAGGTGAAAACTACACTGGTACATTAAGATGGCTAGATTACGTAGATCCAGTTACATTTAATAAACAAAATGAAACTGCTTCTGACGAAAATCTAAACACTATGTCAGTATCAAACAAATCTGCTGTATATGTTAAAAACATTGATCATATTGCTGCACAAGAAATGTCAATTCAAAAACTTATATCAAAAGTTGATGGTCTATCATACTTAGGTTCTCAATTCGCTGCTGTTAGAGCAAGAAGAGAAGATCTACAATTAAGATCATTAATGAATGGTGTATCTGACAAAATCTGGGGCGCAACTACAATCGGTGCTTCTGATGATGCGGCTGTAGTAAACACTTTCGGTTACTACATGGGTTCTGACGGTAGTTCTAATCCAAATCCATTATTTAGTTTAGAGACAAACGCTAATAAAAGATCAGCTTTCTTTGATGCACTTTTAGACGGTATTACCGCTCTTAAAGGTGAATTCGAAGAGCCTTTTTATTACCTAGTAATTGATACTGCTACGTACAACACTCTAAGAAAACAAAACGTTCTTGATGTTGCACCTGTAGTTGATGGTAACTTCAACTTCAGTACTATCTTAGGTGGTAAAATCAGATTGATTATTAACAACCAAGCATTATCGGCTAACATTCCTGCAGGTTTAAAAGTGTCATACATGGCTAAAGCTGGTGCAGTTCACTACAGTGAAATTGCTCAGACTAATCCAACTGCAATTGACAGAAACGAACTAGCTGGAAACGGTGGTGGTTTAGTAACTATTATCTCTAGATGGGGTAATATTATGCATCCTAAAGGTCTATCATGGTCTGGATCAGCAACTGCTTATCCTTCAAACTCTGATATGTCTTCTGGTGCTAACTGGACTGTTCATGCTACTAATGTTAACCAAATGGGTATGTTCCCTATATTCCACGGTTAATTATTATAACTATTAGATACGGAGAAATAT